CGAGGAAGGCAGGCAGGACGAGGAGAAGGTCCGCTTCCTGAAGAAGCTCACGCCGTTTGAAGTCTCGCCCGTCATGCGAGCAGCGGGCGAGAACACCGCGACGCTCGCCGTCAAGGAGGCCACCGACTTCGGCGACCTGCCTCTGTACGACCGGGACTATAGCTGGAGCAGCGGTGCCGCGATTGGCCGCGTGCGGAAGTGGGCCAGCAGTGACGGGTCAGGCGACAAGGAGAAGATCGACTGGCCGAAATACTCCAAGGCGTTCTTCTGGTACGACCCTGATGATGATGAATCCTTCGGTGGCTTCAAGCTCCCGTTCGCCGACATCACCGAGGACAAACTCAACGCAGTGCCGCGCGGCATCTTCGCCGTGGCAGCGGCACTACAGGGCGCGCGCGGCGGCGTCGATATCTCAGAGGTCGATCAGGACCACATCAAGGACGTAGTTGACCGCTACTACGCCAAGATGCGCGAGGCATTTGATGACGAGTCAATCATCGTCCCGTGGGCCAAGAGTGGCGAGGGACTGTCAATGGGACACGAAGGCGATCTGGTGCTTGCCGCCGTTGACGCCTTCAGGGATCGCGTAGGTCAGCTTGCCGACCTGCGGGTCAAGGAGGGCCGGACGCTGAGTTCGGTCAACCGCAAGCGGCTGGGCGAGTTGGTGGAGTCCATGCAGTCGGTCGTCACCGATCTGTCGGACCTCCTCAGCGCAACCGAGCCGCCGGAGAAGGAAGCGCCAGTGGACCCGCTAGCTGACCATGCGGCGTTCATGGCAACACTCGCCCGATTCGGGCAGGAGTAAGCACCAGTGATTTCAGATAAGTTCACGCCACCCGCGACTCTCCGCGAGGCACGCGGACTACGTGATGCCAAGGCAGCGGAGCAGAACGAAATCTTCAGCACCTGCGCGATCAACGGCGTATCGGCTCCATACGACTACACCCGCCAAAAGACACTGGGCGGTAAGCCGGTCAAGGACACCGAGGTTTCGGCCCACATTCATGCGATCACTGCCGAGCTTGATGATCTCGGCACTTGGATCAAGGAGCAGGAAGGGGCTGAAAAGGCCCACCAGAGGGCTGAGAAGTACGTGAAGGATGCCACCGAGCCGACAATGAGACCCGTGCAGCCGGAAGGCTCGCAGCAGCTCAAGGGGTTTGGCGACTTCTTCGTGGAGTCGGAGGCGTACAAGGCTTACCGGAGCGGCACGTCCCACACCTCCACAATGGACATCGATGCCCACCAGCTCAAGACGTTGATGACGACGAGCGCGGGCTGGGCACCTGAGAATCTGCGGTTGAGCGACGCGGTGCTAAGCGCACAGCGGCCAATTGCGGTTGCCGATATGGTGCCGTTCTTCTCAACTGAGCAGGCTGCGGTCGTGTACATGCTGGAGTCCACATTCACGAATAACGCGGCTGAAGCGGCTGAGGGTGCCGCCTTCGGTGAGGCTGCGCTGGCGCTGACCGAGACGACCAGCACCGTCCGCAAAATCGCGGTCGCTCTGCCGGTGACCGACGAGCAGCTAAGCGACGTAGGTGGCGTGTCTGACTACATCAACCAGCGGCTGTCGTACATGATCCGGGCGCGGCTGGATAGCCAGATTCTTACTGGCAACGGCGCAGCCCCGAATCTTGAAGGGCTGAACAACGTCAGCGGCATCAATACCACGGCCAAGGGCAGCGACCCGACGCCCGATGCGATATACAAGTCGATCCGCAAGTGCCGCGCGGTCGGGTTTGCTAATCCGACAGCGGTGTTCGTTCACCCATCTGACTGGGAAGCCATCCGGCTGCTTAGGGACGTGAACGGCAATTACATCTGGGGACCGCCTTCAGCTTCAGCGCCGATCACCATCTTCGGTTTGCCGGTAGTCGAGACGACCGCCGCCACCGAAAACACGATCAGCTTGGGCGACCTTCAGGGGTACTCCGGGTTGTTCGTGCGACGAGGCGTGGACATTGAGACCGGCTGGACGGGCACCCAATTCACCGAGGGCGAGGTCACGATCCGCGCCACGATGCGGGTCGCCATGGTCTGGTTCCGAGCCAGCGCGCTCGCAACCGTGACAGGCGTCTAGGGGTAGAGGGGGGCAGCGACACCGTGCTACGAGTTGAGGTCAAGGGCACCGGCGCTCGACGCCGTTACGAGGTGGGGGAGAGGATCGTCATCTCTGATAACGGCGAACTTGTCGGGGAGGATGGTGACCAGTCGGGGAGGCTGTTAGCGCCCGCTGGCAGAGTGCTCACCGTCGCCGAGGCCAAGGCTCTAGGTGTCGCTGCCCTGCTAGATGACGCGGCGGCGGGGAAACCGCCGCCCGCCCCAGTCGAACCGGAACCAAAGACCGACGAGGCCGCACCCCGACCCCAACGACGACGGGGCCGCCCACGAAAGAGGGATTAGACGATGGCCGTAATCCAGCAGATCACAGCGGCTCAGGCCGCAGGTGCGTCGATCCCACCGTGGAACGATGTGACCTTCACAATTGGATCAGAGTCAGCGAACGCGATCACCGTCAAGGTGGAGGTTCTCGGGTATTCCGAGGCGCTGGCATTGCCGGTCGTGTTCGATGCTTACCTGTCCGAAGCCAGTGACGGTGAAGGCCAGACCTCGACCGTACTTTCTGGTGGCTGGGCGGACGGCGGCGACGGTAACCTGCATTTCCAGTTTTCCACGTCGAAGTCTGCGCGGTGGCAGACGAACGATAGCGGTAGTTGCCAGATCACCATGACGCACAGCGGTGCTAGGAATGTCTACTTGTGCATCCTTGCCCCGACGGGGCTTGTGGTTGTTTCCGACGTCATAGCGTTCACATAGTCCGATGGCGGTCATAAACAGCAAGGTCATATCGGGCGAACTGCAAGGGTCGGCCTCGGCGCTCCAGTTGCCAGACATCGACTGCTTGCAGGTGACGTTCAAGGCGCTGGCATCGAACGCTGGCAACGTCTACCTCGGTGGAGCCGGGGTCACCGTCGCGGACGGGACCACGGACGCAACCACCGGTATTGAGCTGGATGCAGGGGACGAGATCACCCTTGCCATCGGGAATCTCAGCGTGTGCTATCGCATCTGCGACAACGCAGGGGACGACCTCACCTACATCGCCCTGACCGCCAGTGCCTGAGATGGCGCTCATTGAAATCCGGCTAGTGGTGGGCGTGCGGTAGTAATCCTCCACCGTGCGCCTACTGCTGGCTCTAACGCCTAAGCGGGAGCTGGCTCTAAAATGGCAGTGACAGACGCCTACGCCACAGCAGCGACCTACCGAGGTCTGGTCAGCAAATCGGATACTGGTGAGGACGCGGAAATCCTCACCGACCTCACCGCCATCAGCCGCTATATGGAGCGGCGGTTGGGTCGCTGGTTCACGGTAGACGCATCAGCCGTAGCCCGCGTGTACGAGACGACCCTGCTGAGCAACCAGCCGAAGTCCCTGTTCATCGACGACCTCGTGGCCCTCACGTCTATCAAGGTTGACGAGGACGACGACGGCTCGTTCGCAGACGAGTCGGCGTGGGCATCGACCGATTACGAGTTGCTCCCGCATAACGCGACTGACGGCCCTGAGCCGGGACCGTATACGCAGATTCACATCCCGCCGTGGTCGAGCAAAGACCTCTGGGGGAACCACCACGTCGAGATCACCGCGACGTTCGGCTGGCCCACAGTGCCGTCAGCAATCGAGCAGGCGTGCGTCCAGTTGACGGGCATCCTGCGGTTAGAGACGCCACGGGCTACGCGCAGCGTCAACGTGGGAGCCGAGACTGTGCTAGAGACCAGCAGGGCGGCACAGGACATCGTGACCGGCCTCTCGGCGGTCTACGCCCGGCAGGGGCTGTTCTAGTGGCTGCACGTCCGACCATTCGGATTGAGCTTAAGGGCCTCGATGCGCTCGAGGACAAGCTTAGCCCCCGCACCTACGAGAAAGCTGTCGCTACGCTGATGGAGGACATCTCCATCGTGGGCGAGCGCACTGCTAAGCAGCGAGCGCCACGCGATACCGGCGCGCTAAAGCGCAGCATCCACTCTGAGGCCCGGCCTACCAGCGCCCGCGTATTCTCGAATCTCGGCTATGCGGTCCCGGTCGAATTCGGACGAGGACGCGGCAAGCGGATGCCGCCGCCCAATGCGCTGCATGGCTGGCTGCGACGGCATGGCAAGCCCGTCAGCGCCGCATTCGTGGTGGCACGGGCCATCGGACGCAGGGGCATCAAGGGCCGGTTCTTCATGAAGGCCGCCGAAGAAGCTATCCGTGTGAAGCTGCCCTTCATGCTCAAGCGGGCCAGTGGCGCTGTCGCGAAGACGTGGTCGAAGAAATGAGCGATATCAGGACCGTCATGACGAACGTGGTGAGCATGCAGGAGGGACTGAGCATCACCGCGCCGATTAGCAGCTCGATCCTCCGCGCCTACAAATTCATGCCCCCCTCCGCCTCGGGCCTGCCGGACACCCCGTGCTTCCTGAATGCGTGGACCTTGCAGAATCAAGAGCTTGCCATATCGCTGCGAGTGCTGCACTACACGATACGGATGCAGCTGGCGGTCTTGGATGCCGATCAAGACGTAGCGGCGGACATCGCCTCCAGCTACATGAACGCGCTCATCACGGCGCAGAATGCGGACGTCCAGCTGGGTGGCTCGTGCACCCAGACCGCCCTGCGCGGCGGCGATCCCACGCTGACGG